AAGCCGCCGGAGGCGGAAGCTGCTCCCGAGGATCCGCTCGCGATCAAGCCGACGCCCCCTCCCGCAGAGGATCCCGATGCGTTCATCGAGAGCTACTCGAAGGAGTTCATGGAGTCCGGGAAGCTTTCTGATGCGTCCTATGACGCGCTGAAGGCCAAGGGCTTCTCCAAGAAGATGGTGGACGGCTTTATCGCCGGTCAGCAAGCGATCCTGGAGCAGAGCCGCAATCAAGTCTTCGGTCTTGCTGGTGGCGAGGAAGGCTACAAGGAAATGCTGACCTGGGCGGGTCAGAATCTCAACAAGAATGAAATCGAGGCTTTCAACAAAGCCGTTACCTCCGGTGATCGCGACATGATCAACATGGCGGTGACGGGTTTGTCGGCCCGACACAAGACCGCGCAAGGCCCGAAGCTTCTCCAGGGTCAATCGAGCGGTGGCTCCCGCGAGGGATTCGCTAGCCGCGCCGAGCTTGCGAAGGCTGTCGCCGATCCTCGCTACAACAACGATCCGGCGTATTGGCGCCGAGTTGAAGAGAAGCTGGCTATTTCGAGATTTGGTTGATTGCGAAGAGGATTGCGAAGCACATCGAAGTGGACACCAACGGGTGTTGGCTTTGGATCGGAGCGCTCAATCCTTCCGGCTATGGGAGAATCAATGCGCGACTGGACGGTAAGAAGTTTCAGCTCGCCCATCGGTTCTCCCTAGCGCTTTATAGAGGTGACCCCGGCCCCTTGGATGTGGATCACAAGTGCAACGTCAAGCGTTGCGTGAATCCCGATCATCTTGAAGCGGTCGATCCCAGCGTGAACCGTGGACGGTATGTCCATTGGAACACCAAGAAAACAGCTTGCAAATACGGTCATGCGTTCTCGGAGGATCCGAAGCGGGGCCGTGTTTGTAAAGAGTGCCGCCTGAGAAGGCGGCGTGCGACCTAAACAGTTCCGGTAGCCTCCTGCGACCCGCCTACGGGTGGATAATCCTGCGAGACTCGGATTCGTGTGATCGTCTCACATTGGTTCGTTTCTTTTCTATCTGCGTATAAACGCAGGAGGTAAATCATGGCACGCATTATTGGCGTCTCTACTTCCGGCAATACCCAAGGTACGCCGGACACCGCGCTGTTGTATGAGTTGTTTGCGGGTGAAGTCCTTGCGGAGTTTGCGAAGACGACGGTTGCTGCGGACACGATTCGTCAACGTACCCTTCCTAAGGGTGCTAAGTCGATTTCGTTCCCTAAGCTTGGAACGGCAACGGCGGGTTATCACACCGCTGGGCAAAACATCATCACGACGAATGCTGACGGCTACGCCAACACCACCACCTCTCCCCGAGGTGATGTTTACAAGGGCGAGAAGATCATCTTTGCCGACAAACTTCTGCTTTCGTCGGTTCTCGTCGATAATCTCGAAGCGAAGCTGTTGGCTTGGGATGCACGCGCTGAATACTCGCGTCTTCTCGGTCGCTCAATCGGTGAGAAGATTGATCAGACGATCATGCGCGTGATCTTCAACGGCGCTGGCGTTGCGGCTGATGCTGATTACACGGGTCACCCCGGTGGTATCGCGAAGACCGTGAATGCAACCGCAGTCGGAACGGATGTTGCGACGTTGACCGCCGCCGCTAACGTTGCCACCGATGTCCCGTTGTTCTTGACCTCTCTTATGGAAGTTAAGACTGCGATGGATAACAATTCGGTGCCTGCCGAAGGCCGTATTTGCGTTATCCCACCCGCTGTCTACAACTGGCTCCTCTCGGGCGCTCTCAAGGGCATCGCGTCGGGTCTGTTTGTTAATCGTGATGTTGGTGGAGCAGGCTCGGTTTCGTCGGGCGGTCTCGGGAATATTGCTGGATTCCGAATGGTCATGTCCAACAATATGCCCTTCTCGAACTTTTCCAGCACGGCTCACCGGCTCATTTCGGGAGAAGGCAACACCTACAGCGCCGATACGTCGGCGTTGGCTGCTCTCTGCTACCACTCGGAAGCTGCCGGTATGGTCAAGGTCTCGGATCTCGCCGTCGAGTCCGAGTACATGACCGAGTACCAGGCCGATCTCCTCGTCGCTAAGCTTGCTTGCGGCGTCGATGTGCTGCGCCCCGAGGCGTGCGCGAAGATCACCGTCGTCTGATACTTGATCGCGGTTCCCAGGGGGCTTCGGCTCCCTGGGTTTCCTTTTGGGAGGTTCCATGCAGGCCACTACAAAGCTCGAAGCCATTAATGCGATGCTATCTGCCGCTTCCGAAGCTCCGGTAAGCACGCTCGACGGCAACAACGGTGTCCAAGTGCAAGTTGCCCTGGCTGTCCTGGACGAAGCTTCCCGCCGAGTGCAAGGGGATGGATGGACGTTCAATCGCTTCGAGACGACGTTCATTCGCGATAGCAACAACAAGATTCCGATCAACGTCGATGTCATCGCTCTCGACTACCCCGATGACCAGCACACGGATCACGATTACACGATCCGCAGCAACTACCTGTGGGATGTAAACGAGAACACCGACATCTTCGACGCTGACGTAACGCTTCGCGCAACGCTGCTCCTGGACTGGGCGGATCTGCCGTTCCATGCCAAGGACTTCATCATGGCGCGAGCAATCCGGATGTACACCGATCGAACCGTAGGCACGCCCACGCTTGCCCAGGCGACTCGCCAGGACGAGATGGAAGCGATGGCGCGGTTCAAGCGAACCGAGATGGACATCGGTGACTACCATGTCCTGGACTCGGAGACTTACCGTCGCATCGTCTTGAGGAAGATCTAATGCCGAGGGCGGTAACCTACGAGTTCTCCTACAACATCGAAAACGTGTTGGGAGGCGTGAGCCAGCAGGCCCCATCGGTTCGTCGTCCTGATCAATGCGAGCAACTCGACAACGCCTACATCAACCTGGTGGACGGGCTTCACAAACGAGCGCCCACCGAACACCTGGCGTTTGCCTACAACAACGCCAGCATCCCGGCAAACGGAGCGAAGCTCCACACGATTGATCGCGGCACCGGCGAGCAGATCGCCTTGATCATGACGAATGGGGCGCTGAAGGCGTACAACGCCGTCACCGGCGCGGCAATCACCATTAATGACCCTAGCGGTTATGTCGCGTCTTACTGCGCCACGACGCTTCCCGAGCAGCGGCTCAAGGCTCTTACCGTTCAGGACACAACCTACATCCTGAACACCGAGAAGATCGTCGCAAAAGATACGGTTAACTACGTTCCGATGATTCCTTCGATTTATCAGAAGGAATTCATCATCTTCGTCCGAGCCGCCAACTACAACCAAACCTACAACGTCAAGTTTGGTGGATGCACCGGCGGAGCGCTTTCGACGGTGACCTACACTTCGACCACTTGGGACGGCACGAAGAACACCGGCGTGCAAGGGCCAGGTGGAGCGGGGACTCTTATTCCGGCTACTGGCTACGCTGCCGTTCAAACCGAGGGCATCGCCGAAGACCTCAAGAACAAGATCAACGCCGGGACGACGACGGTGCATGGTGTCACCGCCACGCGCTACGGCTCGATCCTTCATTGTGTCCGGCCTACGTCGGCGGCATACACGTTTGCAAACGTCGAATGCACCGACTCTGTAGGAAATACGTCTCTTCTTCTTGCGTTTGAGCAAGTCGATCAAGCGGAGAACTTCCTCCCCGAGATCGCCCGAGACGGCTTTATCCTAAAGGTTATCGGAGACGCTGATCGCGACATCGACGATCACTACGTCGAGTTTGTTGGCGACAAGAACGACAGCTTGACCGTTGGACGCGGGTATTGGCGCGAATCTCTCAAGGCTACCCCTTACCAGGCGGTGCCGTCATCGTCGGTGAATCAGCATCACAAATGGGATGCCTCAACGCTGCCGCTGACGCTCACCTACGGTAGCGGCGTCTTGACCGTTGCCCGTCCCTCCTGGACGGAACGAACCGTTGGTGACGAGACGATCAACCCGTTCCCGTCGATCCTTGGCAAAACGATCTCCGATATGTTCTTCTTCCAGGATCGCCTGGGATTCGTCTCCGAAGACAACGTAGTCATGTCAGAACAAGGTTATTACTACAACCTGTTCCGGACATCGAATCGGCAGCTTGTCGATACCGACCGCATCGACGTTGCTGTTAGCGGCACCAAGGTAGCCAAGATCAATCACGCCGTTCCGTTTAGCCAGTACTTGCTGTTGGTTTCAGACCGATCGCAGTACTTGCTTCGAGGCCAGGATGTCCTGGCGCCGCGAACCGTGACCGTTGTGCCGACGACGGACTTCGTTCACCTCCCGTATGTGACGCCGGTGTCGTCGGGGCGTGCCGTGTTCCTCACCGAGAAGCTCGGATCGTATTCAATGATCCGCGAGTTCCTCCAGGTGGACGCCAACGAAGTCTTCGACGCATTTGACATCACGGGGCAGATTCCGGCGTTCATCCGTGGCGAGATTAAGCAACTCTCGGTCAGCACGAATCACGACGTTCTCTCGATCATCACCGACGACAAGAACTACTTGTACACCTATAAGTACATGTGGTCGGGCAATCAGAAGTCGATGGCGGCTTGGATGCGCTGGGATTTGAACGGTCAGATTTGGGGCGTGTCCTGGATCAAAGACTGGCTCGTCGTCCTGGTCAAGCGCACGAATGGCATCTACGTCGAGCGTCTGAATCCGTCGTCGGGACGCGCCGATGGAGCGCTCGACTTCCTGATCCGCTTGGATCGTCGTGTCGCGCATACGGCCTGCACGTTCTCTTCCGATCCCTTCTACACGACGGTGACGCTTCCTTACGTCCTGGACACCGGCGCGGTCGCCGTGCTAGTCGATAGCAACGGATTCTCCTACGAAGAGGTC